CTGTCAAACTTTTTTTCATAATACATAAATAATATCTAAATATTTATAATTTATATTTCTAATTATACTTTTTATTATTTTTTCTCTCTTTCTCTCCTAGTAAGAAGAATTAAAAGAGTATATATATATATAATATAATATTAGTAAATATTATTACTGATATTAGTTTGGTAAAAAAAGGAGATAAAAAAAGAGATAAAATAAATTAGGGAGTTAAAAAGTGTCTACTTCGAATTATGAATAGTCACCCAGTTCTTATCGTGAATTTCACTATATTTGATACCAAAATAATGGTTAGTTTTTTTCTTGGAAAATTTCTTCTTATATACGTTTTTGGTTTGGAATACTTTGTAAATCTTTTGAGGGGAAGCTGCTATTTCATATTTAATATTCACCAATTTATTCACATCAGTACAAGGGATATAATCACTATCGTTGCCAGTAATTTCAAAAATATTTAATATATTCTCTGTATCATCATTCTCGTCAGTAGTTGCTTCTGTAGTTGATTCTTTTACACAAGAAGGCAATGGTTTAGGAGTTTGGTCATAGTTGTCAAGAATTATGTGAATAAAGGCATTGATGTATTTATCCTGTCTACATTTATCTTTAATACTTTCATCTGCCTTTTTTATTTTGGCAAGGGGATTTAACTTTTTCTTATCACTCACAAATTGACAAGGGAACTCAAACTTACATAAAGTTTCCAAGGCGTCCTTAGGTTCAATTTTAGGCAAATCATTACAAAACAATATTGGTCGACATTGTACCTTGAACTTAATTTCATCTTGGTAATTCTTTCTTGCCTCAATTTCATCACCACCAGAAGATAACTTCTTTAAAATATTGCCATTCAAAACATAATTACCCTTAGCATCAATTGTAATTTCATTTGTAATCATTAACCTAACAAACATAAAATCCACCAACCAAGACAAACTCTTCGCCTCATCGCCCTTACAACCTTGCTTCATAATAAAATTCTCAGAATTAGTTGTATTCACATAACATTCGAAAGCATTATTTAAAAACCCACCAAGCACACCTTTACCACTATTACGCTCACCTTGACCTACTGCCCACGCTTTATCTTCAATGTGTCCTGCCAATCCTCTCGCAATATAGTGAAGGAAGTAATCTCTAAATTCAATATCATCGTCAAAAATTGGATTCAAAATTTCTTTATATACAATATCAATATCTTTTTGTATTTTCATAGGGTATCCCCTTGATATTTTTTTTGTCGTCATAATAGAATTAAAACCTTTGATAAATCGACGCTTAGTAAAGTCATAATATCCATCATCAAAACATATCTTTTTTAAATTTGAAAAAAATAATTTATTCAAGAATTGTGAATCTTCAGTTCCTCGAACAAGTTGTATAATATCATTAATATTTTTAGTATTTTTATTACAAGGGACTAAACCATCCATAACAGGTTGTAGTAAATTATATGTAGGTACAATATCTTGTAATAATCGTTTCACTACTTTAGGATTCATATTCCAAACACCACGATGTTTTATAATATACATTTCATTACACATATATAAATCTTCCTTTAATTTATCAGTAATATAATCAGCTGCTTCTTTTTGATTTTGGCAGATCACATAATCGTTCAAATCATTGTGTACAAAAAACTTCTTGAATGATAAATTAACTCTTATATTCGTTTTTTGATATAAGTAATCACTACATTCATCTAGAACCTTTTTATTTAATCCTTTCTTTTCAATATGTAGACCATCGTGAATCAAAGCACCAACACTAAAACCATTATTTTCGAAAAACTCTCTCATCAATAATAACATCTTACATTCAATAGTTTGGGCAACAAAAGACAAAGCAGTGCCATTTATATTGTAATAACTCTTACCTTTCTTTTCAATAGCATAATCTTTGAATTTTTCATAATCGTTGAGCTTCAAAAGTTTCTCAGTATTAATGCTAATTTCATCTTTCAATTTGGTAAATAACTCTGGTATATTCTTTTCCTCACATTTATTTTCAACACACCATTTTTTAAAACCACCTCCATACATTACCTTCAGCAACAGAACTTTTGTAGCATCTCTATCAATATTTATTTTATTGAATATATCGAAATATGTTTGTCTATCATTTACATATAATTTCAAGTATTCTACATCAAAGTTCAACTTCGAAAAAAGATCAAGTAAGAATACAGGATGGGCATTATCTATATCTATGTCTCGATAGTATTTATTACATAAAGCACCTTTCACAACTCTTTTCATATAAGATTGAACAGCACAAGTATCTTCATCAATATCTTCAACCTTGTTCTTTTTGAATACTTTAATATTTAATCTACCAATTTCATTTTGTATATACTTTACCTTAACTTTACCACCATCAGAATATGTTAGATATTTTTTGAGTTTCGCTTTATGTTCATCATCTATAATATTACTATTCAACAATTTATAAGCATTTTGGTAATCGAATTTTTCAACGATAATAAATTCATTCATATTATTATTTAGATTATTTTTTTGATATGTTTCCAATTTCATCATTTTATATAATATACTAAGAAAATAATTCTTTAAATAAAAATAAATTAAATAAAAATAATATATATATAAAGAAAACATTATCTATATATATAATATACAATGGACATTACAATGGATATGATACCAGAAGAATTAAAAAGACAAATAAGATATGAGCATCAAAAGCAGTACCAAAAGAAAAATAAAGAAAAAATTAATGCTTATCGTCGTGAAAAGTATAAGAACAATGAAGAACATCGAGAACGCCTCAAAGCGTATCAACGTGAAAAAAATAATAAAACTAAAAAATATAATGAAGACCCAGAATATAGAACCAAGATGAAAGCCAGGTCTAAGAAATACTATCAAATAAAAAAAACACAAGAAAAAAATTATGAAGAACTAGATAATAAAATAAATGAGAATACTATAGATGAAAAGGAAATATTAGAAATACCATTTAAAAAGTAAACCATATATAATATTGTAGGGGAAGTTGATCGACCCCCTACAACTCCGATTCCCATCATTATATATATATCGATTTAGTTGAAAGACAAAGTTAAAATGTCACCAGATTAAATTAATTTGTTGACAGACTTTATATGGAACGCAAGTTGTACAAACCTTTCAAATCAAATGCCAAAAACAAAAAATATTCAGTTTATGTTATGAAGAATGGTAAAAAAAAACTTATACATTTTGGTGACAGCAATATGGAACACTTCAAAGATAAACTTGGAGAATATAAACATTTAGACCACAATGACCCTATTCGTAGAAAGTCTTACTTAGCACGAGCGAAAGGTATTAGAGATAAGCAGGGAAACCTTACTTACAACGACAGGAATTCAGCAAATTACTACAGTATTCGTTATTTATGGTAGCAATTTTCCTATTTACTATACTATCAAATAATCCAATAATCCAACTTTACTAAATTAACACAATAATCCAAGAACGTGTGAATTATCACTCTTTTTTAACATAAATTTAAGGATTTTCACCCTATTCCAGCAATAATTTTAAAATTATTATACTATTTTAACATAAATCCGATAAAATATGCTATATTATTCAACATAAATGTCTAAATATGTGTTAAATACTATAAAATATACTATAATAATGTGTTAGAACCATTTAAAGAGATTTTTTCTGCTTAGTGCCTTCTATAAACTCATAATCAATATCGCTATCTTTTTTCTTGGTTTCGTTAGAACATAGAAGTAGTTCAATCATTTGCCTAAGTTCAGTCATATTTCTATGAACTGCTACCAAATTACTTTCAACTCGAGCGATTCTATCTTGGTTGCTTTCACGTTTGTTTGGCATTATATCTAATATCTATATTTTAAATATATTTGTATTTATATTATCAAGGTTCTAGATGTTCAGGTTCTGGTTCTTTATCACGTGGTGTATCTGGTGTATTTTTTATTATTTCATTTTTCTCGTGTAATATTTCCCTTTTACATTTAACACAAGGAGTGTCTATTGTTTTACACCTTGATTTGATAATCACAGCAATACAGCCTGTTAAAACTGCTCCACAAACTGTCACAAAATATCCAAGTTCTTCAAGTGTGAATTTGTCCATATATTATTTAAAAGATATTATAAATTTCTTATGTTCTATTTTAACATCATACGTGGACTTTTTATTTCTTCTAGTTTTTGGATTTGAGTGTTGGTAGTAATACTTCTTTTGATATGCTAATATCTTTTCGCGATTATTTAAATAATATAATTTTGAATAGCATTTGCTACAGCCACAATCAAGTCTTTGTTTACATTCCATATATATTATTTATTACTTTTTTTTTTCGCTTCAATCGACTCTTCATATTCAGCTTGAGTTTGGAATGGTAATATTTTAGGAGGTGTGTACAATTTTTCGATTCTATATATTATCGATGAGAAACCATCTAGCTTAGCAGGTCTCCCATTGTTATCATATATTTCAGTTATTATGGAATTTAGTACAACTCTTTTTTTGAATATAAATTCCATCGAGTCATCTCCAGATACAGAATAATAATCAGCTCCTGGAAACGCTTTATTAACTATAGCAACTACTGGTAAATTTGAAGAAGAATCTCTATTGCCACCAAAATATTGTATTGCTGGTAAAATATCAGAACGAATTTGATAAAATGGAATATTTGTTTTTTTTGGTAAATCCATAGCATACATTTTTGAACTAAGTTGGTCTTGTGTAACCTGGTACGGAGCAACGTCTCTATAGTTTACATTAGTACCATCTTTTTCCATAACCATCATATTATTAGGCAATGATAAAGTATTAAAGTAACTAATACCAAATGGATTTGTTCGCCATTTCATTATATCATTTGCTGCTACATTAGCATTTGATGTAAATGGATATATTATATTATTTAATATATTTACACCAGAATCTAAATGTCTATATTGTCTATTTAATATAATTCTTTCAATATCAAATAAATTTTTCACCATATATGAATAGACTTGATCTTTTGAAAATCCTAATTTGTCCCAAAGGGAATTATTATATGAATTCGAATCCACCCCAAAGTTTTCAATAAATATTCCACAAGCAGCATCGAATATAGTATTTGTTTTCATTAAACCAAGAACGTTTACATCTCTATCACTTGGTGTGTCTATTGTATTGGAGACCTCAATTGTTTGTTGTGATATTGGACTGGGATTTAACTGGTATATAGCATTACCTTGGTTAGGATTAATTGTAGTAGGAAAGTCAACATCGTGAGCAGCAAAATAAGCATCATCAGTTTCTGACCCTCCTTTTTGTCCTCTATAATAAAAATTTGTAACATTTCTGAGAATAGAGGTATCATACCCACTTAATGCTGTGTTGAACTCTCGCCTTGGTGTATGTAATCCTTCAAATGTAAACCTACTTCCAATATCATCAAAATTAAATAGAATCGAGTCTGCTCCTAAGTATATTTTATTCTGTGCTGTGCCATAATCATAAATAGTCAAGTCTTCAGTTTTAAATTGGTTTTGAAAAATTGCTTCACCAGTCCCTGCTCCTGTTATACCATCAATCTTTGTAGATAATTGTGATTTTGTAGTTACACCAGAAAACAATAAGATAGATTGATTACCTAGCGCAGAAAAACTTCTATCCCAACCTATTTGTCTAAAACGTAGAGGTAAAGTAGTAGTTGAGTTAGTTAGTGGAAAATTAAAAAAGTTATTGCTATAAATAACATTTCCTTCTGAATTTGTTGTACTATTTATTTTTAGTGTGATTTTAAATTTTGCGTATTCTATATCTCCACTTAAATACTTTTCAAATACACCATAAGCGTTATTTTCACCATAAATGTTTTTCTTTGAAGGGTCATATTTTATAAATACAGGATTAGTCATAAATTCATTATATTCAGGAGGTGGTTGACCAAAACCAGGCATTGGATACATAGACTCATTTGAACCAAATCGGTGTAATTCCCAACCAACGTGGAACTCATCATTTGGCATCATATGTAAAAAAACATATGTTTGCGGTGTTGCCATAATTTCCTTAGCAGGTTTGTTTTCATATAATTCAGAATCTTCCACTTGATAATTAAATAAAATACTAAATTGTTTGAGGTTTGCCTCATTATACAATATATTTGTTTTGATTTCAAAATCAACTAGACCAGTTGTAGTCCCTATTTCAACCTTTTCCATTATTTTATATATTTCTTGTTGTGTATGTGTATATTCAACATTTCTATTAATATTTCTACCTGCCATAAAAACATCAGGGTTATAAACACCAATATATTTGAAAGCATCTTGATAAGCTTGAACTTCAGAATCACTATTCAAAAACCACGTATTAAGACCAGTTCCAGGTTCATTTATTTTTTGAGAACCATTATATTGAACATTATAAAAACTAGTATATGAATCTTGATAGAAATTTCGAATACTAGCACAATCAATCAATTTAAATACAGAAGATTCAGCATAAAAACTGCCATTTATTTCTATGGGTACCATAGTTCTATATGATAAAGGAGCAACTGCTCCTGGATATTGTCCATCATTTATTTCTTGATAAACTTCCATCTTTTGGATTTTAGGTTGAGACATTTTATTTAATTTATCTGTTATTATTTGTGCTATAGCACTTGGAGTCGAGAACCCTTCAGGTATTTCAATTTCCACTTCCTCAACATATGGATAATATTCAAATCTTGTTACATTTCGTACTCTAGTTACTGGATACCCTGGATTTTGGTCTCCTCGTTGATCCCCTGTATATCGAGAATTGGGGTCTTGAACCATAATTGTATACCTTTTGTTATCAAAGGGAAAATTATAATTAAAATTCGATTTATATGTGGAGGATGTAATACCTAACTGAATCTCATCATCTTTTTCATTTCCTTTACTACATAAATAAGGTTCATATTTTTCAGCACTATAACTAAATCCAGGATATGGTAAGGGAAAGGAATTTTGACAGTCAGCAGTTTTATAATATGTGAATTGAATTTTTACTTTATTGTCATATACATCTTCAGTTATTAATTCATATTTTCCATCATATTGAACTGTCCCAGAAGGCAAAATCCCATATGGACCAGATGCTGGTTTGTATTTAAAATATGAATTTGTACCAATTTTCTCCTTATCAAATTGTATGACCTCAGACCCAGCACCTACTTGGTTGACATATGCTGATTGGACAACAAGTTTAGAATTTTCATCTATTACTATTCCATCATTTATTTTATTAATCCATCTTGAATTAATATTATTCTTTTCAAAAGAATTGTTTATATTTGCTTCAATATATGTATAATCTGAACTCATTTATATTATAATATATTAAAATAAAAAGATTTTTGTTAAAACTTTAGTGTCCTTTATTTAAGAAAATAAGACATTGAAAACTCCATTTTCCAATACTAAGAGTTTTCCAATTTCTAACCAAACTCTTTGAGTAACATCGTAGTCATCTGGTACTACTGATGTGTTTTCAATGTGAAGTTCGATACCTCGATTATTGATTCGCACATCATTTGGGATTTCTGAGGCAAAATATGCTTTATTATTACTTAAGGTTGCCATATTCTTATCGCCATATTTTACTCCTTCATTATAATCAGAACCAAATGCAGGACTTTTGAAATCACCCCCTATGATGTTTGGTGCTGCTCCTTCAGCTGCTAAAATTTTAGTGTATTGTTCAGCAATATTTTTTATTGGAACAGGGAAAAGTAATTCATCATTCAATTTAATTTGGTATGCTAAATTACCTATTTCATTGGATAGATACTGATTATTTATATTGTTAAAAAAATTTACATCGGTGCCATCTATTTTAGTAATAACGTTTGAAACAATTATTTTCCTAACTTGTTTACCAGCACCACCCAAATTTCGAATATAACTAGCATTGGTACTAAAATTATTTTGCCCAGTAACTAATTGGTAATCTAAAAATGGCATAGTCAACTTTTTGTTTTCACTTTTAAATTTTTCCATAACATTTTCTGGATATTGTATATAATCAGCAACGAATTTACAATTGTTGTGGTCAATCGAGTACACATTAATAGCAGTACTAGAAATATTAGAAAAGCGAAGTGTGTTGCTTGGTTGAAAATAAAGTTCGATTTCAATATTATTATTAATCATAAATAGTGGTAATTGGTGTAATCTTAAAACCTCAAATAAATCTGATATATTTATGGCAAATGTGCTACCATTTTTTATTAATTGGTTTTCGTGTGGTATCAAACCAATACCATCAACTCCAAGAGTAGGTCCTGATGCTACAACTAAATTTTTATCATTTTCAAACACAATACTGGTTGGTTCTTCTTCACCTGTTAACTGAGCATTATCAATAGCAGGTACTTTTAATTGTTGGAAAGCGTGAATTTTGCCAGCCATTACTCGTTGTTTTTGTACCATATCCTCATTAGTTTCGAACATATTTTTGTAACCTCTGAGGTGATTCCAGTCAGAGGTATCTACTAAAATTCGATTTCCACATCGTAGCACACATCGTTGGACGATAGATTCTACTCCCACAGAATGTGGTAGAATGACCCCATCATCATTGTCACCACTATCCTTTTTGAAGGCAATTAGCAACTTTGAATTTGAGTGTAGGATTCCTCGCCTTTCTAACGAAAATCTCATAAAAGAATTGCTTGAAACTACAGGGTCTAAAATGGATGTGGTGACTTCTTGGTTCATTTGAAAGTTTTTAGGACTAACTTGTAAGATAGAAGGTGTACTCATTTTTATATTATTAACATATATTTTTATATTTAGAATTATTTTAATTCAAAATTTGGACTCCATTATTGCCAAATACTAAAGTAGAACGATTATGTGCGAACAAATAAGCACTATTCGCAAAATTTGTGTCTAAATCAGACGCTATTGATAAATTGAACTGTCCTCGTGAAAAATCTGCTCCTGTGTCAGATACGCTATCATATCGACATCCTATACCATAGACAAAATCACCATATTGCTTGTCTACATTTTCATAATCTAAGGTTAAATCATTATTTAGTGGTGAACTATCAGTTGTTGTGAGATTTCTAAAATTACGAATAGCAGATATATATCCTCGAGTAATTTGAGGGGCTGGAAGGGTATTTTCGTCAGTGTGTGGGAAGGTGAGCATATATTGATAGGGAAATGCTTCTCCATTACGTAAAAACTGAATTTGAGAAGGGTTTGCCTCTTCCACATCACTTTTCATCAAAGGTAATGTTCTTAGGCCATCGTGACTGTAACTATTTACGTGTGTAGAAGGGACAAAATTTGCCCAAATTGATAATACATTCGATAATCCTAAATTAAAATTTAAAGTAGCATAAGCAGAGTTAATAACAGAGTAATATGAGCTAATAGAATTGTATATAAATTCTTTTGGTGGAGAAAACCCTGTGACAATTTCACACGTAAGAGAAAGGTTAGATAGTTCATAAGTGGGTGAGGTTGCTGCAGTTCCTCTATCAAACACTTGACTATCTGGTGCTAAATCTAACGAAATAATAAGTCCCTCTTGAAGTGGTATAGGGTTTTTCCCTAATAATAGTCCAGTTGGCAGAACTATACTAAAATCTTGTTCAACATTTTTTACGATGTCATCATTTGTGCCAATAGAGTTAGTGCTTGCTTGTTGGCAATTCATCGGACCAATAAGTTGGAATCCTGAACTAGATACTGAATAATAACTGCTAAGAAATCTATTGTAAAATTTTATTTGCTCTATAATTTGATTACCAGTTTGTGTTGAAATAGTGATCATTTCTAATAACGCCATTATCCCTAGACGAGGATTGGTGCTAGCAGCACTACCTCCAAGATTTCTGCCCCTAAATCTACCATTTAATCTTATTGTGCTACCTAATAGTGCTGTGTTAGAAGAAGAACCAAATTGGTATTGAATAATTGGTGTACCTTGAGAATATGCTACAACTCCTGATGCTGGTTGGTTGCTAGGTTTTAAGTGAACATATTTGCGACTCATTTTTATATTATAAACATATATTTTATTATTAAGAATTATTTTAATTATAAAGAATCATTGTACTAATATACGACTAATACACAACTTCAACACCACTGTTTGAGATAACAAATTCTCGAACGTGGTACACATAGGCATTTAACATTTTATTTTTGGTTGGATTGTTATAATTTATATTCAGTTGAAAATCCATATTCCTCGTATCCATAACTTGATTTGAAAGTGCTAATACCCTACCAATAACACAATTTGTGAGAACATCATTAAAACTCCTTGGCATTATACCAGCGAATACCAATGCCTTTTCTAGTTCAATTATATAATCAATATTATATATATTTTGACCACTTGACATTTTGGAAGCGTTGACTGGTCTATCAGGCTGTAATCTAGCAGACCCATCGCGACCATAAAACCATTGGTAATCTTGTAGTGTATCATAAAAACCACTTATGTTGTTTCTTTGTCCACCAAAATTCAAAAGATTGGTACTTTGGCTCTCATTCAATCCTACTACAGGTACTACAAGAATAGATTTTGCCTTGCTATTCATCAAATTAAACATAACAGTTGCTGATGTATCTGAAGCAAGAACACTCTTTCTATAGTTTTGATAGGAATGACATTGATAAATAATTTTACCATTTTCTTTCATTTTGCTCACCATTTCACTATCATCAACCATTACCTCCTCCACAATTAGTTCAACATTAGAAATCTCGTAACTAATTTCATCATTATCTGTTGCTAATATCGAAGACGACAAAATTCCAGTTCCAGCATCAATAGCATCTCCAACAGGAGTGGCATCATCAGAAAGTGTGATCTTAATAAATTTGTAATCAACACCTGATTCAGTAACAGTGACCAAATCTATTTCTTGAATTGCGACATCTTGTGTTCCTTCGTTATCACCAATATTTATTTTCTCGCCTAACTTAAATGGAACTCTATTATTATTAACCATCATATTATTTTCATATGCCAGAAAAACTTCGTAAGCAGCAGTCGCAAGCGGCCAACCATCGCCTATATTCCCACCAGCAACGTGTGATAAGGTAGGAGTATAACCTGTTGTAACAGCATTTCTTAAACCCTTGAAGCAATATTTATTTTCTTCACATAAAAGTTCGATGCGAATACCACCCATTAGACGATTTGGGAACACAGTTTTACTAGAACTAAAAATTCCAGAGCATATTGGAATTGTTACAACAGTATCTAATGATTGGACTAGTTCACCTTCGCCTGTATTCTCTATCCAAGGGTTGCTAACACTGTTTGTTTCTCTTGATTTACGAAGTCCACTCCAATTCATTTGTTTCGCATCGTGAAGAACGACCCCTTCGGTCATCCCTCTCTTTTTTTCTAAGGAAGTATCAGTATCATACATATATTTAATATTTACTAAACTATTATAATTTACAATTTCTTCTAGTAATATATTATCACGATTAAAAATTCTTAATGTATTAAAAAATACATTGGCACCTAAATAAGGGTCAACTTGGGCAATGAAATTATTCGTATTTGTGATATTCACATTAAACCTTAAAAAGGAATCAGCACCACTAAAAAATCCAACTGTATCATCAACCTCAATCACAATTTTGTTATTTTGAGAAAAATTTAGACCATTTTGAGCAGTGAATGATACTTTTCTTTGTTCCACTTTCTTTTTAACATCTGAAGCAAAAAAAGACGACATTATATTTTATATAAATATTTTATTTAAAAGAAATTATTTTATTTTTGATAGGAAACTAGTATTAAAAATTTCCAGATTCGTGAATAAGAGAATTTATAGGTTTTGCTTGATTACTAATAACACCAAGAGATGACCAATTAGTTGATATTTTTTGTTTTTCTAAATTTGGTTTTGCTACAGATTTTATTGCAGCATCAAGTTTTTTGGGGGCATTTTTTTTCTCCTCGTGTTCACCATATAGCTCACTTCCCAACGAGACCAAATCTAACGCCCCACCTAATAATTCACCACCTGGTACAAACGTCATTGCAGCTCCTAATGTGCCTGTAATATTAGACACCTTTTCTGCTAGGTTATTCCCACTAATTACACCCTTGCCTTGAACAGCTGATGATATATCTTCACCTACGTTGATAATACCACCTACTGCTCCTAAACCCTTGCCCAACTTACTACCTAGCTTAGCAAATTCACTACCTTCTTCTAATATATTAGCAGTATCTTTTAATGCCTCGTCCCCTTCTTTAATAAATTTTGCTCGTCTTGCTAATTTACTCGTTTGGACAGCATCTTTAATTCCTAATTGTGAAACATCTTTTATAATTTTACCAGTGGTTGCTGCTTTATATGCTGTTTTTACAGCTGGAGCAGCGATTTTTTGTACAGCAACACCCTCATCTATTGCCTTTGATGCCTGCTCTATTGGGTCAGTTGCCTTAGATTTTGGTAATTTAGAAACTTTTGACTTTACTCTTTTACCATAGTCAAGTTCTCTTGATACATTGCGTTGTATTATACCTTCATTTTCTTCTCTTATACTTTCTTGTTGAGAATTAGAACCTAGGATTACATCTAAATTCGACATTATTTATTATTAATATATATTATTTATTTCAATATTTTATTTTGGATAAATTTTCTCTTCAAAGTTCCTTAGCACCTCACAAGGATTCTCAGATAATTTATAATAAGCAAAATTATAACGAGTGTTTTGGGTTGCTTCATCGTACAATTGGAGGAACTTTTGAGGCGATTCAGTGTTGTCTCCATAATCTTCTGCTATTTGGTACAATTGTTTTTTATTTCCAAAAGGACATCCCACTAATAAATCAGTTACATTATTTCTAATTGTAGGAACTATCCCTTTGTACGATTGTACTGAGAATAAAATCATTTCAACTCCAAAATGCCTAAAGCGAGTTACAAATGAAGTTATCAAGGATGATTGCTTCAATTGACCTATAATATCATCGAAAACAATACACATAGATGGTCTATCCTTTTTGTCATAAGACAATTGTGACTCTATAATTTTTTTTAAACTTTCATCACTATATTCAGTGTGGCACTCAAATGCTTTTGCTAAGAAGCGACTTGTAGAGCAGTTGTGAATACTATTTGAGTAGATTACCACTCGATCCCAGTATTTCTGACCAAAAAATGACTCATTAAGCAACCAGTTGGAGATTAAGCAACTTTTTCCACATTTTATTGGGGCGCATAACATAGTTACTGAAGGCAATTTGGGTAAATGAGGATGAATTGCTTTCCTTTCCTTTCCTTTGTGTTCTTCTGGTTTTACAGGTAATATTTTAGGAACTTCCATTTATATTATTAGAATATAAATTTTAAGAGAATAATATTTGAAAAGAATTTTAAGTAAAAAAAAATACTAGAACAAATCATAATTTTTTCCATAATAACTAAATACTGAATTAGTAATAATTGATGTATCAACGGTCGGTTCTTTTTTAATTGGGGAAGGTGGTCGAGAAGGTGGTGGAGATTTTACTACTTGTTTTGTTAACTTCTTTTTTTTCTTTTGTTCTTTGTATTTTTTAACAGCTGATACTGCTACTTGTTCAAGCATCTCTGTTGTAATTTCAGGTTTAGGTACTCTTTTTTTGCTTGATTTTTTCACAATTGGGGGTGGTTCTTCTTCTTCAAGTTCTTCGCTTGTCTCATTAGCAGGTTCTTCCTCTTCACTTGAATCAGAGAAAATCAAATCTTTCTTCTTTGCTTTTTGTGCTTTTGCTGCTCTCATTTTTGCCATATGCTCCAATTGCTGCTGGCGTTGTTTTTGAGGGGGACTATCAACAATTTCATTATTTATAGCATTACTCATTGGGATTTCTTTTATTACATTTGTTTTTTTTATTGGTCTTATTACTGGAGTCTCAAAAATATCATTTGTATCAACCTCCTCTTTAACAATTTCTTCTTCTGATTCAGATTCGTTCTCTTCTATTGTCTCCACTTTTGGTTCTTCAATTATTTGGGGCATAAAATCTTGTGTATCATTTTCAAAATCCATTTATATTATTAATAAATATTATTATTTAAACTAATTAACTATATGGAATGAAGCAGAACTTGTAGGTGCTAGCTCCACAGCATATTTTTCAGATTTGGTAACAAATTCTACTTTTATGGAGTTTATATTTAAAGTACCAGCATTATTTAAATCTAAATACATTCTTTGAGCTGGTATATAATGTTGTATACCTGCTATATTAGAATCTGTCCGTTGACTAATATTAGTCAGAATTGGACTAATAATTTTAGTATGCGATGTTGTAGTACCATTTATTGCTTGTGTATTACCCAAATCAATTCTCATATATAAATCATCATTTGACACAAGAGATATTCCACTTGTGCCCAAAAATTGAAGAACATTGAAAGGTGTACTACCAGTAGATATATCTACGATGCCTGGATCATTGTCATACAACTTTCGCAAACCCATAGCACCATCTAATGTGCCTCGAACATTATATTTGCGACCCCTATTATTCCAACAAATAATAGCATTTTCTCCAAAATAATTTGAATGATTAGTTTCTCGAGTACTATATAAATCGGTGTCAAAACGATATGCGTCTACACTATCAATATACTTCCAATGATACGCCCTATAATCAATACTTGCTTCAAGTTCTAATTTCCAATCGGGTGCTGGTATTTCATATAAATCATTCATACTATCATCCTTATAAAATATTAGAGCAACGTCTATATCAGGAGCAAATGCTCGATGTAAGCTGCTGAGTTCTTTGAAAGGATCACCTGGCAAACTATATTCACCTTTGACAAAACCAATTGCTCTATATATATTCATAGCATAAAAAGTATTTACAGCGTCATAAGTTGCTTGATTTCTAAATGAACCTGATTTTGTTGGGAAAATTGGTGTATGATTTTCTAAGTAACTAAATTCTTGAACATCAATACTTACATCCGATAACATCATACCTAATTTTGGTATTAATTGTGTTGTATTCGAATTTATAGGTTTCCAAATGGCACCTAGTGATGTGAATGGACTTGTAACAGGGGAACCACCTTCATCTCCTCCTGGTCCATCATCTCCTCCTGGTCCATCATCCCCTCCTGGTCCATCATCCCCTCCTGGTCCATCATCTGGTTCAGGTGGTGGGGCAGGGGGGTCTGTTTTCTGATAATTTACTTGTACTTTAGTACCATCAACATTAAAATTAATTAACATAGGATATGCCATATTTTCTGCAGAAAAAACATCATATGATCTTCCTAACTCGTCAATAAACCAACCACCTTCACCCCCATTTGCCGATTCATCAAATTTTGTTTGAAATGCTATTAAATCGATTTTTTCATCTTTAGTGTCCACTACTATTTTCACACCATAATCATAAAACCAGTAACCACTATTGTCTTTATTATGGTTTTCGAATGCTTCGATTGGAGCAACAAACGGTCCCTCTAAATCTGGTCGAAAATCAATATTTGTTGTTGTTATATTTAATGTATCTTGGGGTGCTACCCTTGTTAAACCAACTATTCCATCACTCCAAGAAACACTATTCTCAGGGTCTGGGAAAAGTCCTTGTATATCAAAGGTTATGCCTGATGAACTTGTGCCACCATTAAATGCTAGAAACTTTTTTATTAGAACACCACTTGAGAAATTGCTTACTTTAGATGTGAAAGTTATATGGTTAGTCGCTATAGTTGAATCAATTGTGGACTCACCAGCCATACCTGGATATTCAATCCAATCTGTATTTGTAATATTTGCTGGATTTTGGTGATTTTCAATAGCATTCCATCTAAATTCAAAGTTTTCGAACTCTCCATTGTTATTAGAACTTGTTGTACTAACTCCATCATTTGTCCTATTAATTAACACATCCCAAGCGCCATTTATATGACAATCACCACCAAAAATAGCATCTGGGTTATTTAATTGATATTTAACTTTTTCAGCCAGTTCTATCGTAGAATATGAACCAGCTGGTATTTTGACCATCATTGGATACATTACAAAAGGGCGAATATTATCTTTTGTGTAATGAAAACCATTTACTACATCCTCGCCTTCTGGCATCTCGTGTCCGTGATGTACCCAAAAAAGTTTTTCTTGGTCAAAATTGAACATTAAATTCCTATTTATAGTAGCGTGATTTAATGCTATTTTAGAATTTGGTTTGAGTACTAATGGTTGCGCAAAATAGTTCGTGTACGAATATGCTAAATCACTTGGTAATTGACTTGTTAAAATCAAACTCATTTTATTATATAACAATATATTAAAAATAAAATAATTATTTATAATATATGTATTTAATGCTGAGACCAAGTATTGAAGAAGTGTTCAACGAAGCGAATTGTAATCAAACAATAGATAAAATAGATAAAATTAACAAGAATAATGCTAAGGACAAAATTAGGGAGAAAGATGTATTTGATAAGAAAAAATCAAACAAAGTTCAAAAGAAAAATTATAAATAAATAATCTAAGTTAGATTATATATGAAAGAGTATAAAGATTTATTCAAAGAAATTGAGAAAAAACGGCCAAGCCTACGAGAAACTTCAATTGAAAGTTATATATTATATTTACAAAATTTACATAAAAGTTTGGGGAAATCAAAGAAATTTGATGATTTAAATTGGTTGAAAAAACCTGAGAAAATCATAGCGTCTATTAGTGATAAAGGGTATTTGAGTCAAAGGAATATATTGAATGCTATTATTGTAGCATTACAAGCAGTGGATGCTGATGAAAAATTAGTAAAACAATATGTTGAACAAAGGGATAAGTACAACAATAAATATAAAGAAGACAATGCCAATGGTGTGGTGAATGAAAAACAAGCACAAAATATGATTACTAGGGAGGAGTTGGACAATGAAATAGATGAATATGGTAAATTAATTAAAGTACTAAAACTATCGAATAAGGAAAAATTAACTCCTCAAGAATATAAGCAATTATTAATATATGTTGTACTAAGATTTCATCAAGAAATTGCTTTAAGAAATGATTTGGCAACTGTAATATATATGTCCCAAAAGCACTATAACAAATTAGATGAAGATGATAAAGAGCATTTAAATGTATATATACCAGATTCTCAGAAGCTAATACTCAATAATTACAAGACATCAAGTAAATATGATGAAATAATAATAGATATTCCCAATCATATAAATAAATTATTAAAGTTATTAATAAAACAAAACCCTCATAATAACCCAACCCATCAGTTATTGATGAAACCAAATGGTACCAGTTTTACAAAAGGTGAATATTCTAATTTATTAATTGGATTCTTTAAAAGAAGAATAGGGAAATCTATTAGTACCACTTTATTACGCAAAATATATTTGAGTAAATATAAAGATGTATTAAAAGAGATGAAAGAGGATGCGAAAAAAATGGGACATAGTTTAGGGGTACAACAGGAGGTATATGTGGGGAATTAATTTTTTTTTTGAAAACAAAAAGAGAAGAGAAAGGTGTCAGCTTTATTCAATAGACAACGACATTGGGTTGTGGTATTCCCAAGATTCTTGGCGAAACATTTCATCTTCCACAAATATGCTGTGAATTCTGTCATTCTCGAGTACTGCACGCCATCCTCTCGAGAATATGCGTTGCTTGATGTCAACCCTTGCGACTGCTCGCATCAGAGTAATCTTTTCTAGATCTGCGTAGCGTTCACGCATTTCTCGCAACTCAGGAATTATTTGTTTTATATTAAAGGAGACGTGTACAAACTTCTCCATATGCTCTATAGAGGGGGTGAGTCTTTCAATCATTTTAATACGTACTCGCTCTTTAAGTATGCGAAGTAATATATCATATGTAATACGAGGTAAATGGCGTTTTAATTGCTTGCTGGACATTGGTAATGATTCTGTATATAATAATTAAGGGTAATTTTGTGTGTCTTATACTTTTTGCCAATTCATTTTACTTGTGGGATTCAGGATTTTCTTATTAATAGTTACAAGTGTGAATATAGAACACGTGGCAGTGATGAACACGTGGCAGTGATGAACACGTGGCAGTGATGAACACGTGGCAAAAAGGGATTAAAATGCTATTAACTTTTATTAACTTTTATTACTTTTTAATCAAAATTCATTTGCTCAAACTTGGCTACTACGTCGTCTTCGTCTTCTTCACTATAATCTTCATCATCATCGACTCGCCGAGGTCGCCCCACAGCTCGTCGCCGTTTCTTTCCAGGCTCTGTACCCATCGCTTCTTTCATCTTTTTATTAGTCTCTTTCAAATATGTTGCTTGTAATTTACGTCTCTGCGCACGAAGCTCTGAGATTTCCTTTGCTTTCTCATTTATCTTTTCAGTTAAATTTTTAATTAATTCCAAATTTTGGTCTTGAGAATTTGTTGTCATAGGATGAACTTCATACAACATCCAAGTGGTGATTTAATACTATTTTTAAATCTACAAGACTTGTGGGATTAGAACATCTTTTTTAATAATTGTTACATCTGGCGCAATTTAGCGTGAGATTTGTATTGTATTCGACTATTACACTAAAAATACAAATATAATTTAACCCAAACTAAATTTAGATTTGCGCAGGTGCCAAACTAAAAATCCGATAAAATAATTTACGAAAATACTTTTTACTACAAACAAATAATTTTCAAAAATAATTTTATTTGTATTAAAATAATTTTCGAAAATAATTTATATTCCAAAAAAATAATTTTCGTAATTAATTAGTACCAGATTAAATGTAGTATTCAATAGTATTTAGTACCAGACTAAATTGAGTATTTAATATTATATATAGTGCCAGACAAAATTCAGTACCAGACTACAAGTTGCTTTTTATTAATAGACTAAGATGCGAGAAGACTTGCTGTTCTGTTGGGTTGGCTTCCAGCTGCTCTGGCAGCTGGTTGTAGAAACGGCAGAATAGACGTTACAGATGTGGGTAGATTTTGCCTGTTTTCTGTTGGGTCTGGGAAGAAATGAATGAGTGGGGGCTTGGCACCCTGGACTGCGTCAGTTATACACGAGAGTGAAATGCTGGTGTGTGTGTGTGTCACACATTTTTCTGTGTGTGTGTGTTACACATTTTTTTTGTGTGTGACACACACATTTTTTGAGAAACGCTTGAGTGTGTGTGACACACACATTTTAAGAAACGCTTCACTGAAAAACGCTTGAAAGAAAATTCTCTGGTTTCTAGAATTTATTTTGAATTAAAAATTTCTTTGTTATTAATAAATGAGTTCGTCCTCTAAAAAAGAGTTGTCAGAAAAAAGACAGGAATATTTGGCGAATGTTTCGAATATCTTGACAGATGAGAGAAAAGAATATTTAAATGATTTGTATTACAAAAAAGGGTACACACTTGGTCGTGATGCTTTATTTGAGATTGTAAAAAGGGAAAGAGATGCTTTTGCTGAACGCTATAGAATAGTTCAACCTACTGATAAAAGATTGCGAAAATTTCCAACTAAAAGAGCAATTGGGCAATTTCTCGCTAATCAAGAATTACAACAATTATATAGGGGTCAAAGGAAACCAAATGATGTAAGAGGTTTACCTTTATTACGTCCAGGTAAAAATTTGGCAATTGATCTAATTGATTTTTCCAAAGGTGATACAAAGGGTTCAGGTGATATATGGTATATATTTACTTGTATCGATATCTTTAGTAGATATTTTTTTGCTGAACCTTGTTTTAGGAAAGAACCAAGATTCACTAAAGCAGCATTTGAAAAGATATTAACAAAAGCAAGAAAAGTTTTTGATGTTAAAAATCCTGATTGGGTATTGTCTGATAGAGGTGATGAGTTCAAGGGTGTATTCAAAGAATATCTTGAAAAGGAAGGTATTACTCGCAAACTCACACTAGCAGGTGCTCCTTCTAGTAATGGTGTGGTAGAACGAGCGAATGGCAAATTGAAGGTACTATTAACAAAAAGAAAAGAACTATTTGGTAGAAATTGGGTTGAAGATTTACAAGATTCTGTTAAAATATTTAATGAACAATATAATAGATATATTAAAGCATTTCCATATGAAGCTGCTGCTTTGAGGATGCCAAAGGACAAGAATAAAATAGAAGAAATTCGCGATGCTTATAAATCTGCTAGTTCTAGGAATATTAATACACAAGGTATTGACCAATTTAATAAGTTAGTTGATACATTACCTATTGAGATATTGGAAGATAAAACTCAAAAATTATTTAATGAGAAAATAAAACAAGCAAACGAACAACTGAAAGAGGGAAGACCACAACGTGAGGATTATAAAGTTGGGGATAGTGTACGAATTAAAGTTCCAAAGGGTAAATTAGATAAATTCGCAAAATTTGGCAAATTTAATTGGAGTCAAAGAATATATACAATTGAAACTGTCATAAAACCACGTGGACCCAGGGCAGCAAAATATAAAATTAAAGGGCGAGAAGATAACGAAATTTATTCTAAAAATGATTTATTACCAATAGATGAAAAGGAATTGGTTAAAATACCAAAGAAGACTACTGTCAAACCTACTGTTACGACACGTGCTGCTAAACAAAAAGCAGAAAATGTTGAAATTAGGAAGAGTGGCAGAGAAAGGAAGAAAAAGAGTTTAGGTGATGATTTTGTTGATCCAACAGGATTAAAATTGTTAGAGAAAATAAAATAGTCTAATAATCAGTAAATTCAAAAAAATCCAATGATTCACTATAAATTTTTTGTTGTGGTTCACTCATTTCGACTCCTGTGTCATTAATACGTTTGTTAATTTCCTTATCTAACTTACTCCATTTAGGTTTAGTTTCAGCGAACCATTTTTCTTGTGGTTTTGTCAAAGGTTTTTCGTCATCCCTACGATTTATAATAGGTTTTACTTCTTTACTTGCCATAATTTTTTTTATTTCACTAATTTCTTTTTTATACAATGTATCATCTTCAACTTTTTTCTTCTTTGATTTTTTATTATTACTATCTACCAAATCCTTGAATTGTTTAAAACTTTCTGGTTCCTTACTAGTTTGTTTAGTAGGTTTAGCAGGAGGTTTGGCAGGTGCTTTTGCCTTAGGTTTCTTTTCTAATAATTTATCATAATCTGCTTTGAGTTCAGGTGTAATCTCCTTCTTCATTCCTTCTCTCATCTCATCAATTAGTTGTGCCTTGCGTTTCTTTGTCACTTTGATGCGAAAATGCGAGTTGTATTTCTTAAGGAATTGTTTTATTTCTTTTACAGTTCGATGAGAAAATTCGCTCATTTATATATTATTACTAAATATTTTATTTATTTCAAATAAATTTATGGAAACTTTCTGAGATTTTCACGAAAATGTATATAATATGCTGTATGACAGTGATAAGCACAATAATTGTTCAATAAATATTTAGTTTTTACCATTTTCTTACACCTCCTGCCATATATTCTCATATTACACCTTTTCAAACAAAATGGTATTCCATATACACCCCATTTTAAATCTGTATCAATTTGGATCAGCTCTTTCATAACATTCTTAAATACTAACTTATATATTTCTATGTACAAATCAGGTGCTAATTCTAATAACAAATTCATATATATAATATATATTATCTATTTTAAATATTATGGACAATAGAACTAGTCAACAAAAATGGTACGAAGAACGAGGTAGAGCATATTATAAACAATATTATATTGAAAATAAAGAACGTATTAGGCAGTATCATAAACAATACTATGAAAAGAATAGAGAAAGGTTGAGAAAGAAGCAAAATCAATATCACAAGGATACATATTATAGTAAAGGTCAAAGTTACTTTCGTGAAAATTATCGTAAAAAAAGAGAAGAAATATTAATCAAGGCACAACTATGGAATCAATATGGTAATCGAATTGTTAATGTCAATGAAGGGCGATTTATTGTTTCATTTAAATGATTTAGTTATTAGGGTCATCGACCCAACTACCAACACCATCGGGACCAGCAGAATCGAAGAATAACCATTCGCTAAATGCTGATTCATTTTGGAAGTCTTCAGTGTGCCCCTCGTATATAAAGCAATTATAAATATGATTAATGTGATTTACTACACTAGTAATATTAAATATAGTAGTATTAATTTGTCTTTTATTGTTTATTTCAGTTTCAATAATTTCTAAGATATCGTTGTTTAATTGGAATATCGAATTTGGTTTATTTGTATTCATTATATATTATATACTAAGAAAATAATTATATCTTTAAATAGTTTTTTCAAATATTTTCACACGAGGGATACGATTTATATTGTGAACCCTAAACACAACTCCAATGGACGTCTCCTTTGGTTTATCTTTGGTGTGAAAATATTTAAGTTACTATTTCAACATAATAATAACATTTTTTCTCATAATATCTTCGAGTCTTTTCATCTTTAAACCCTTCTAAGACTTTGTAATATTCTTCTTCTATTGAATCATATTGAATCCTTTTTTTGTCTCGCCATTTTATTACTTCATCAGGTAAAGCAGGAAGTGGTGGTGACTTTTTATATCTATTTTGTATTATTTTAACCATTTTTTCATTGGAAAATAATTCCTTCATTTTGTCTAATATAATATCAACTTGCTTGACTACTGAACTATAATTTTGTTTTACTTCTTCCTCATTAATTTGTATTGGTTTTTCTTCTTCTTCTTCTTCTTCTTCTTCTTCTTCTTCTTCACTATCTTCTTCTTCACTATCTTCTATATTATCGTCCTCATCATCACTCTCGTTTTCACTATCGCTTTGAGCATTAAACTTTCGACCAACTCCCCAATATTCTCCATCCTCTTCTTTCTCTTCTTCTTTAATTTCCAAATAAGTCTTATTTGGAAATTTTTCAAATGTTTTCTTTTCAATTACTTCTTGTTGTTTTGGTGATTCAATATTATCAAGTGGAGTTGCTTCAACATTTAAATAACCCCAATACTGTTCATCGCTTTCAGTTTCATCAATTACTTTAGTTTGAGTCTTAAAAACGTTTGATATAAGAGTTAATGTATCTTTCAATGTTTCGAATTTATTTTTAATATTCAATAATTCATAATATTCATTTTTTGTAATTGTAATTTTTTCGTTTTTCATCAATAATTTATAACTAGATGATTGGGCGAAAAAAATCATTTTTTTTTTAATTAATATGTTTTTATTCCGATGAGAAAATTCCATAGGGGTTTGCCTATTGTTTCTTAGATTTTAAATGCTTTTTCCATAAATCGCTATCACTTGTTTTTTGAGTTTTTCCACCCATCGCAAAAGAGTATATTCTACTAAATTTCCAAGCATTCATAGACATTTTTTGCCCACGACCACCCTTAACACCTTTTATATTACGCACTGAAGATGGATTATTGACATATGCCCCTCCAGCACGTTCTGCTACTTGATTCAATATTCTCATACTAATACCAGTTAATTTACTTATTTCTTGTTTACTATGTCCTTCATTTAATTTAAAACCATATTTTTTGTTGAACTTCTGCTTGTTTGTTAATACCATATATTTAAAATCATTTTTTATTTTCATTAAAAATATTTATTTTATTGTTGTTCTTGAATATGTTGGCCTTCCATACTTTGGTAAATTTTGTCTTTTTTGCTCACTCTCTAAATCACATTGCTTCTTATATTCTGGATCATTATTATACTTTCGAATTAGTTCAGCTGCCTGCTTCCTTTTTACTTTGTCCTTTTCCTCCATATAACACTTGACACACATTGTTTTAAACACGTGTTCATATTTCTTAATATTAAACATTCTTTTACACTTCTCACATTCGATTCTAATAATTTGTTTGCTCATTATATTATATACTAAGAAAATTATTATTTTTTTAAATGAGTTTGCTGTATGTGCTTTAAATATTGCTCATCCATTTCAGCCTTAAAACACTCTTTATGATACTCCCTACTATTCCAATCGTGATGGGGTCTGCCATTCTTTCTAGCAATTCCAATTGCTACCAGAGGTCTTCCACATCTTTGGCATAGTCTTGTTTGTTTCTTATACTTCAATATTTTACCATTCTCATCTATTGTGTGAGGGTTGTTAAATTCTTTTAAACATTTATCAATATTACATTTTCCTTTATTTGTTTCTAGTGAGTACCATTTCTCTTTTTCTGGGTTCCACCAGCAACCATATTCCTTTGCTTTTTCTTTCTTACTATAGGGTATATCAAAATATATTTTACGTAATACTTCCATTGTATATTAATATACAAGAAAATAATTTCTTTATATGGTATATACTAAATAATAATATAGGGGGGAGACAAAGGGGAGAAAAAGTCCAAAATATTGGCTGTCAAACTTTTTTTCATAATACATAAATAATATCTAAATATTTATAATTTATATTTCTAATTATACTTTTTATTATTTTTTCTCTCTTTCTCTCCTAGTAAGAAGAATTAAAAGAGTATAT